CTCTGGGGCAACGGGTGGGGTAAATGATACTAGATGGAGCATTTGAAATGTGGGATTGGTTAACAAAAAAGAAAACGCCTCCTGTTAAAGAGGAAAAAGAAAAAGTTATCCGTGTGCCCAAGGCACCAGAAAAAACAGCCAAGCAGATTGCCACAGAAAACAACGAACCTTATGTGGCTATTGTGACCATGGATATTGATCCCAACAACTTGCATCAAGGTGCATTTGAATTGGACTGGAATGAAATATTCATTGCCCGCTTGGTCAAAGCTGGCTACATGATGAAACCCACAGATGCAGACTCAGACATTGTGGACCGCTGGTTCCAAAATGTGTGCAGACACGTTGTGATGGAAACATGGGAACAAGAACAAGCCATTCGTAACTCTGGAGCACAGTATGTTCGCACTAGAGATATTGGCGACGGACGCACTGAGATTAGTTAAGGATATTGATATGATGGATGGAAGACGTGTGGGCTTTACTGCCTCAACATTTGATTTATTACACGCTGGTCACATTGCCATGTTACGAGAAGCCAAGGAAGAATGCGATTACTTGATCTGTGCGTTGCAAAACGATCCCACTTTAGATCGTCCCAACAAGAATCGTCCAGTGCAAAGCATTGTGGAACGACAACTGCAACTCATAGGGTGCAAGTATGTGGATGAAGTTTGGGTGTACAACACAGAAAAAGATCTAGAAGACCTGTTGTTGATCCTGCCCATTGATGTTCGCATACTTGGTGTAGAGTACGAAGGTCGAGAATTTACTGGTCGTGAGATTTGTCACAAGCGTGATATTGAACTACACTTCAATGGACGTGATCATTCATTCAGCAGCAGTGAACTACGCCAGCGTGTGGCCACGGCTGAAGACTTGAAAAAGAAATTAGAAGAATGGGAACCAGTGGGTGCAGACGACACCGGTGGGCCCAGTCCACGATGATACTGTACGCTAATGGTTGCAGTCATACTGCGGCTGCTGAAGCAGTTGTGCCAGATGGATTTGCCAAAGACAATGGTCGTGAAGGAATAGATCGACGTCCGCATCCGTTAAATCTAGCAGCCAGTTGGTGTACCCGACTTGCTGAGCACTTGGGTGCTGAATTAGTTTGTGACGCAGAATCTGCTTCTAGTAATGATCGGATACTTAGGACTACACAGAAATGGCTTGATACTGCTACCGATCTTGCTGGTACGTTAGTTGTAATACAATGGACAACTTGGGAACGAGAAGAATGGTTGCACAATGGCACACATTACCAAGTCAACGCCAGCGGAGTTGACTGGGTGCCAAAAGATTTACGATTACGCTACAAAGAATATGTGGCCAATCACGACTACTGGGCAAAGACTCGAGAATGGTACAAAAAAATCTGGGACTTGCATGTTGAGCTTGCGGACAAAAAAGTAACACATTTGTTTTACAATGGTTGGAGCACATTCAGCGACATTCCGGATAAAAAAGATTTTGGTAAAAATTATCTTGGCCCGTACGATCGTAGTTTGAGTTACAATTCTGTACTTGTAAACAACGGATTTGAGTGGGTCACTCCAAATTCTTACCATTTTGATGCCAAAGGCCATTGCTTTTGGGCCAAGTATCTGTTACAATACATTAAACAACACAACTTGGTAACCACTGATGCGATATCTACTAATTGACACTAGCAACATGTTTTTCCGTGCCCGACACCAAGCACATCGTGCCGCGGACACATGGACCAAATTAGGATTTGCCCTGCATCTCACCTTGATGAGTGCAAACAAAGTAGCACGTGATCTGGGTGCTGATCATGTGGTATTCGCACTAGAAGGTCGTAGCTGGCGTAAAGATCATTACAAGCCCTACAAAGCCAATCGGGCTGTGGCACGTGGGCAAATGAGCGAAACTGAAGCAGAAGAGGACAAACTGTTCTGGGAAACCTATGATGAGCTGACTAAATACTTGTCTACAAAAACCAACTGTAGTGTTGTTCGTTGTGCCACAGCAGAAGCAGATGATATCATTGCACGTTGGATTGCTTTACACCCCCAAGACGAACACGTTATTGTCAGTTCAGATTCCGACTTTGTGCAGTTGATTGCACCCAATGTAAAATTGTACAATGGCATCAACGATCACTTGTTTAGTGTTGCTGGTGTTACAGACGCAAAAGGCAAAAACTTGGCATTCACTATTGAAAGCAACTCAAAGATCAAGGTTGGCAAAGCCGATGCTAACTTTGTGCCACCTGTGGATTATCAGAAGTGGGTGTTGTTTTTGAAGTGCATGCGTGGTGATCCTGGTGACAATGTGTTTTCGGCTTACCCTGGTGTGCGTGTGAAAGGCACCAAGAATCAAGTGGGTCTTACGGAAGCATTTGAAGATCGTGATCGTCGAGGCTATGCCTGGAACAATCTCATGTTGCAACGTTGGTCTGATCATGAACAGGCCGAGCACAAGGTGTTGGAAGATTATGAACGCAATCGTACCCTGATTGATCTTACTGCACAGCCCAATAGCATCAAAGCAACAGTAGATGAAGCCATACGTGAGCAGATTAGCCACAAAGATGTGGGCATGGTAGGTGCGCACTTTTTACGATTCTGTGGCAAATACGAACTCACCAAACTCAGCGACTATTCAGATGCAATTGGTCGCTGGTTGAATCAAACATACAAAGGAGTATTAGATGATCGAAGCCAAACCCATAGTGGATAAAAAGTATTGGATATTGAAACAAGATGATCGCAAGGTAGGTGTGGTAGAAGCCGCAGACGATGGCTACACTGTGCGTATCAATGATCAAGTTGGCAAATTCAAAACCATTCCCATGGTGCGTAAGAAAGTGGACATTGAATTTGTACCGCCAGAAAAGACCACCAAACCTGCACCAGATCAAGTGCATGGATTCGAAACAGGATGCAGAGCATTCAATCCCATGTGGGACGTCAAACATCGATTACCATTGTTCACTAAAGAAAACAAAAGCAAATCATGGTACGCCGCAGGTTGGTATGCTGTGAAACAACATCGTAGTTGGAAACTGCTTCGCAACCCAAAATTAATTGTGTTGGAACGTTATCAATATCAAGGACCATTTCATACTCAGGAGGCAGCACGTGACAAATCCCTTTCGTGATCAAGAGAAGTTTATGCGGGCTTGCGACCAGTCGGTGGACGCAATGAATGAATCTCAGTACACTATGTACAAGAGTTTGATTGAAGAAGAATTTCGTGAGTTGCAAGAAGCACACGACATGGAAGCAGAACTGGATGCATTGATTGATATCCTTGTGGTCACAATCGGTGCAATACACTCGGCAGGATTTGATGGCGAAGGTGCCTGGCGAGAAGTCATGAGCACCAACTTTGCTAAGATTGATAGAGAAACTGGCAAGGTCCGCAAGCGTGAGGATGGCAAAGTACTCAAGCCCACAGGTTGGCATCCGCCTGTACTGTATCCTTATCTACTTAAAAAATGAGTCTGCACATACATCGTTTTGTGGACTCAATCAAGGCACACGAAGCACGTGGCCAAAAGGACTTCATGATGAGCATGCGTGATGCCAAAGACCTACACGCTGACATTACTAAACTGTTGATTACATTGGAACAAATGCGAACACAGCAAACACGTGGCGCAGAAGTTGTAGAAGTGCAGATCACTGGAGGTAGTTTTAAATCTGCATAGTTATTGGCATAAATAAACGCGGAGTTTAATATGTCAAGACCAAAGCCAACAGTGCTGATTGAGCACACCAACAAACAAACCTACAAGACAGAACAAGTACTGGCCTCAGAAGGTGTGTGGGCTGTGTTCTTTGACTCCAAGCCCATTAACTTAAAGACCAGCAACTTGCTCACACAGTTTCCTGGTCCCAAGTACAAAAAGGTATCGTTCTCCAACCCCGGACACGCTATCAATCTTGCCCGAAAACTCAACACACAATTCCGAACAGACAAGTTCTCAGTTGTGCTGTTAACGCAAGGGGATAAGATCTATCCCAATGTTCAATAAACTTGCTCTCACGCAGGAACTGATAACACGCTATCCTGATGCACCGCCTCTTGATGAAGCCATGTCTACTTGGTGGCAGAACATCAGAGATGATGGCGGGTTGAGACTTACCTACGAAGGTTTCTATGTGTTTGAAAACCTGCTGGAACTTAGCAGTTACACATTTGACCTGCCAGAGAAATTGCTCACACCCAAAAACTTGATTGCACTAGATCGTCGTATGACCTGTCCATACTACATGGTCAACAACCGCAAACTCAACAAACTTGTGATGTTTGGCAGCAAAGAAGCCATGATGGCAGTGTTGCATGGGGACATGCAAAGATTCATCACAAGTTTAAGTTACTGATATCACGCTGGAATCGCAGTTCCATTATGGTGGCAAAATCATCTAACAAGAATTCACGTTGAGCACGTAGTCGTTCTTGATACGGTGCTAGATCAATTTTGCCCAGTATAAGATCTTGATTCAACCACACAGCCTGTTCTGCACGAACTTCATTGGGCATGTTGTCATAACTGACATCTACCAAGTCTGAGAACATGTCAAAGCCTAGTTCTCGACAGTGTTGCACAATGCCCTGATGCCCGACCAAGATAGGTATTTGTTCGGCGGCCATGGCCAACAAAGTTTTCTCTGATATGATTCCTGGTGCAGTGGCATACTCGGTTTCTGTCACAATGTTCACAGCTGAGGTGCTGTACACATACGCCAAGTTTATAAAGTTATCAACATTGTTGTAGGTATATTGAGTGTAGTCATGCTGTGGCAAGCGTATGCGATTGTGATAACTCAACACACCATCTGACCAACCTTGCAAGGTTTGCACCACTCTGTTTCTGTGATCGCACATGCGTCCATTCAAACACTGCCAGGCTTGAGTTTTAGGTTGATTGATAATGTGCTGCCATTCCGGCCAACGTTGATACAACTGGTTGGCAAGATCGTAGTTGTGATTGCTGAACTCAACTAGTCGAATAGGGCCTGTGTATATTCGATCCAATCCGTGATTCCAATATGTCACAACCACACGGTCAGCACGTGATCCATAACGCTGTTCTATTTGTTCAAGTTCCAGCACACGACCGTGCTGTATGTTTACCAAGTCCTGAAAATGCAACAACAAGACGTCTGTGTCAAAGTCAGGCAATCGCAGACTCCACCCTGTGTGAGGCGAGCGGGCACTTTCAAAACAATGATAAACAGGGGTAAATGATACCCCTTTATTGGTCAACTGTTGGGCAAACAAAGCACTGTAATCCATGGCGTATTTACAACAGTCAAAAGGTAGTACTTTTGTAGTACTACTTTTCGGTTGACCGAATATGCCCGAAATGCTATAATACACACATGATGAGAAAGAAACGCACTGATCGAACCCACATTGTGTACATGATCCAAATTGGATTAGAGTACTACATTGGTATTACCGCTAAAACTCAGCGTACAATCAACATGTCTATTCGTAGCCGTGTAAACAAACACATCTACCGTAGCCGCACTGAAGACAAGAGCTGGAACCTGTACGAAGCAATTCGTGCCGCAGGCGAAGCCGCTGTTAACTATGCAATCGTGGACATTGTGCGTGGCAAAGATGTTGCACACAAGTTAGAACGCGAGTTAATACAAAAGTACACACCTGCGTTGAACACTGATGTGCGTGTGAAATCGGTTGCCCAATAATGGGTAAAGTGCTATAATAACCACATAGACAGCAACAAATAGGAGCCGAATATGGAAGCATTCAAAACCTGGGAAGAGATGACAGATCTTGAGCAAGCCCAATGCACTTATTGGGACATGTACAAGGACGCATATGGTTATCGTCCTCGCGGTGTTGATACCAGTGCCTGGACCCTGGCAGACTTTGAACAGGAGTTTGCCAGCCTAGGCTCTGTTATCCAGCGTGAAGAAGCGGACCGCAAGACAGCCGAAGCTCACGCTATTGACAAGTTTGAAGATCGTATAGCCAGTCTCATGCACACTGGTGCCAACCGTGAGCGTGTGATTGCATGGCTCATGGATGCTGAACACGCCAACGGCGATCACGAGTATTTTTGTTTCACTCAGGGCTTGCCCTACGGTTATTTTAGAAAGGCAGCATGATGAAATTCACAGTTGAATGGAATGACCGAATGCTTCGTTGGGACGTGGTTCGTTGGGCTACCACTGCGGAAGGTGTGTATACAATGTATACTGGCACCACAGTGGATCGATATGCTACACTAGACGAAGCAGAAGAAATCTGTGCATATCACACAGACATGATGAACCCTGCCCTGTGGGCAGACGTTGGTTGTGAATTTGATCGGGAGTTAGCATAATGTGGTCTTTAGTACTTTTTACTATTGTCCCAATGGAACCTTTGTTCATGCTTGGCGAGATTGGGCAATACAAAGCATTCAATCAATGTGTGTATGCTCAAAACATCACACAACCCACAGTTTCGTCAACAAATCCTGATGGTCTTTTGCTTTGCATCAAAGATTTTAAAAATACATATGGAGAAGAACAATGACTACTGCAAAAAGTGCCAATGGTGTTGAAGGATGCTTGATACGCGGGCATGACGGAACATATTATTTCCGTGTGTACGATGCTGACCACAATTTTCGGGACTATGACGTGATGCACAGTGATCTGAGCATTACAATCACAGACCCCGATGCGTTCTTTTACACAGATGAATACAGTGATCGACTGGATCATGCTCCTGCCACACTGGGACTAGAATAATGGCCACAAAACACAACGATGATGATTTTGATTTTCCAGACCGGCCTGTGGAGCCTGATCCTTCACCAAAGGTAATTGTGCAAGCCGAAGATCTGCATCTTGGTGCTGCCACTGTGCGACCCGTGGGTCGTAGTTGGGCAGAACAGCATGGCCCACAACCCCCGGGTATAGGACTGCAAACTTTGGATTTCTTAATCATTGCCATGTTTGCTGGATCTGTGTTGTTGTTCATCAAAGCATGCACTTGGGCGTTGTTCAGTTAGGCAAAATTGCTCTAGCTAGGTTCCGGGGCTAAGGCGTTGTATATAGTACATGAAACGAGAACTTGTCAACCAAGTACGCGAACTGCTAGAACGCAATCTCAGCACTGCCGAAATAGCACACAGAATGGGCATTGACATAGACTTGGTCAAAATAGCCACCAATCTCATCAATCAACTGCTGACTTAACAGTGCATAAGTAATTGCGATGTCAATTACTGATTCCAAAAAAATAATACCCATACAAACCACACAATATCCAACTGTGTCCTCGGTTGTGGTCAGCGATGACACACATGTAAAACTTTCTGAAATGTTTGTGGCCGCACAAAAAAGCCCAACTGAAAGTCGCAAACAAAAAAATCTCACCGAAGTTGCAATACATCACGAAACAATTAGATCAAATCGCGTGGCCTTGATTGTCATGCCTGAGTGGAGCACCATTTCGCCACCATATGGTATTGCTAGAATGGCAGCACTGAGCAAGCATGCAGGCTTTGCTACCAAAACATGGGATATAAATGCTGTGTGTAAAAAACGAGCATCCTCAGAGTTGCTGCCGTACTGGAGCAGTTATGAAGATTGGAAATGGCAAGACCCCCATTACAGCAAAATATTGCACCCCATGCTTGAGCCAATGCTGACGCCATACATAGATGAGATTTTGTCTTGGCAGCCCACAGTATTGGGATTCAGTTGTTGGTACACCAATGATGCATGTACCATGTGGATGATTGAACAATTCAAACGTCGATCACCTGATTTAAAAATCATCATTGGAGGTCCCAACATCACCCAAATGAACAACGGTGATATTGTGGGATCAGATGGAGGCAGACCCGACAACCCTGCCATTGATCACTATGTGTCAGGCGAAGGAGAGATGTTGTGGTTACAGGTGTTGGAAAACATAGAAAACCCCACAGAAGATTTGCCAAAATTTTTAACTCAAAGCAAAGATGCACGTATAGATCTAGACAGCATGCCGCCAGCCGACTACAGTGACTTTGATATTTCGTTGTATGATTCTCGCGGCATCACCAGCGAATTCAGCCGAGGTTGCATTGCCAACTGTGTGTACTGCAACGAAACAGTGTTCTGGAAATATCGTGCCAGACAAGGATCTCGTGTGTTGGAAGAAATTGAAATTGCCTATCGCAATCAACGCATACAAAGTGTAACGTTTATAGACAGTTTGTTGAATGGAAATCTTCGTGAGCTACGAGCATTTGCTGAAGGGCTGATGGAAAGAAAAATACGTATCAGTTGGAGTGGGTACAGTCGAATTGATGGCAAAATGGATCGAGACTTTTGGGCGTTGTTGAAAAAATCAGGTGCCACAGGGTTTGCGTTTGGTGTGGAATCTGGATCACAGCGAGTGCTGGATTTGATGAAAAAGAATTGTCGAGTAGAATGGATAGAACAAAATTTCAACGACATGGCCGAGATTGATTTTTGCAATCAATTTGCCACTTGGTTCACTGGCTTTCCAGGAGAAGAATTAACTGATGTTGCACAAACACAAACCTTGATGTGGCGATTGCGAAACTCAGGTATGGGCGCACAGAGTGCCGGCACCTGCGGCCTGGGACACAACACACCGTTAGATCTAGAAAGAGAACGATTTGGGGTAAGACGTATTGGATGGACTCACGGGTGGGCTACTCAAGATCTACGCAACACTGTGTTTCACAGATTTGTCAGATTCAAACTTACCAATATACTGCTGGAACAATTCAGATTGCACGGTACCAAAAGACGTTATCATCCCCACTGTCAAGAACCTGATCTAAAAAATCAATATCAAATTGAATCTGATCCTGCAAATTGGGCAGATCTGATTCCTTGGGAAAAAGATTTTGATTACGAGATTATCAAAGTGGATATCAATCCCTTGGCCAACAGTTTGATCAATGAGATTTGGCCCTTGTTGCGAGTGTTTTGGTTGGCTATGGGTGCCTACCGGTTCCGTGTGGAGTTTGATCCAGAGCGAGATCTTAAGGAATTTGGCACAAGACGCTATCCAAAATATCCTGATCATTCAGGATCAGTGACAAAATTTGAATTTCGTGCTGTTTACAATTTTGAAATCAATGCTGACGGAGTGTGGCATGCAGATTTTGATATCAGTTTGCAAGCTGAACCCTATGATGACAACCCGGCTGCTGAACACCATGGAGAAGGCCGATCATTGAATTTTGATTTTAAATGGGTTCACACAGATGTCTGGTCTAGGCCAACAGTCCTGCTTGACAATAAATAACTTTCCTGTTACAATACACATGTAGGGCCGTTAGCTCATTAGGTTAGAGCAGTGGACTCATAATCCATTGGTGGAGTGTTCGAATCACTCACGGCCCACCAATTCTGGCGTTAGTATAATGGATAATACAAAGAGCTTCTACCTCTTGAATGTGGGTTCGATTCCTGCACGCCGGACCAGTAAATACAGCTATGCGAGTATGGGGGAACAGGTAGACCCAGTGGACTTAAAATCCACCGCTGTTAGGCGTACCGGTTCGACTCCGGTTACTCGTACCAAAGGAACAACCATGAGTGATGAATATCTCAACCCGCATTTGGAACACATACAAAATCACCAGTGGTTTTGTTATGACTTTTCAACGGCTGTGGCATCACCGATCGATGGAGTTTGGGTGCTACAAGATTTCTTAACTGGGTCTGCATACAACGCAGTAAAACACGATATTAGAATTAAACCAGCACAATGGCACAACAACTACGGAGGTCGGCACCTTAGCGAAAATGGCAATTATCCAGCAATAACCAATTTAGGAGCCAGGTTAATTCCTTATTTAAATCGTCTATTGGGTGTTGATGTTAGACTGACAACTGTGCGTACCTACGTAGATTTCAGCAGCAGTTATTTTTATCCTCACTTGGACGGCAAAGACTTTGCAGTAAATGTACAAATTTATATGACTGATTTAGATTACCCTGAATTAGGAACACAGTTTTGCATTGATCCTGTGATAAACGCTGAGTCAGAGTTGTTGAGTTCTAGTGAAATTATAGCAAGGTCTTACCGTGAAGAAGATTTCTTCACTGTCCCGTTTCGACAAAATTGGGGCTATATAAATGATAACCGGCAAAGAAAAATACACAAGACATTGCCAGTACCATTAGGTACCATACGTGAAAGCATTCACTTCAATTACATTCAAAAAAAATATCCAGAAGAATTAGGGTTAGAACTGCCTTGGTTCAAGGATGAAAAATGGCACAATCAATTTGTATCAACAGTAAATCAACAATATGAATAAACCCATAATTGAACCACATCACGAGAGCGAAGGCACCGACGATGACTTCTTTGATGACATAAGAGGCCGGTGGGCCCAAATGGAGGCCGAGCGGCGAGAATCTGATGAGTTCAAAGTCAACAACATGGAATATGACATGAGCCAGGCAGACTGGTTCCTGAG